TTGTTGCATTTGCAAACTTTATCTATATAAAAAAGGAGGTGGTCTTAAATGTCCATCACAGTTATAAACAAAAGTAACTTAACTCAAAAGAAATTAGAGGGTTATTTAAAATACAGTCAAATAATAAACTGGGGACGTCGAACGAAATCCTGTTAAATTTGCGGAGTACGCATTTGGGTTAGAACTAATGGATTATCAAAAATATGTATTTCAAATGTCTTGGGAAAAACAATTTGCATTATGGTTAATGGGGAGAAATTCTGGAAAGTCTACTTTATCATCTCCATTTATTATGACAAAAATGATGCTATTCCCAAATTTTCAAAGTTATATTCTTTCATTAACCGCATCTCAAAGTCAGGATACTTTTTTAAAATTAGAAGCTATTGCAAAACAACAGATTGAGTCATTCTGTGGATTAACAGATATATTTTTAGGAGAAGTATCAGCTAGTGCAAATCATGATGGATTTGTACACTCTCCACAGGGATTCCGTTGTAAATTGTATAATAATAGTCAAGTGACAACCGTATCAGGAGAAGAAGATAATATTAGAGGTAAGAGATTAAGTTTGGTCTCCTATGTAAGTAATTACATAGATAAAAGCTTTAAATTGCTGGAACACCCTTAGAGACTTATAAACTACAACGTAACTAGAAATGGTATGCGTGAATGTTTGAAAATTATAAGTATTGGGCAATCAGCATCGAAACTCCTTAAATGGAGGACGTTCAACGACTATAATAAGCTATCCTAAATAGGATAAAGGTATAGTCTACTCCGACTCTTAATTGAGTGTTAAAGTATTAGGAAACTAACGGTATATATGCAAATTTAAACCTCTATGATGAAAGTGGATTCATAAGTGAAAATTATATTTCTACTACAAAAGCATTTACAACACAAAATTCAAGTTTCAAAATTTCCAAAGGGTTTGATGCTTCATTATTTCCAGATAATATACCTAATCAGTTATTGTTTTGTTCTTCTGCTAGTAGTACGGATTCTGCTTTTTATACATTATATAAAGACTGGGCTAAGTTAATGTTTGCAGGAAGTAAAGAACATTTTGTTGCTGATTTGAACTGTGAAGTTGTTATTGGTGCAACAATGAATGGAAAGAAAATGTCTGTACCATTATTGTCACGTTCAAAAGTTGATGATGATTTAAGATCGAATGCTGAAAAAGGAAATCGAGAATATTTTAACCGTTTTGATAGTGATGGAGGAAATCAACAGAAAATCAAACGGGCAGTAATTATGAAAAATTCAAAAGTAAGAAAACCTTTGATAATAAATGAAGGAGATATAAACAGACATATCGTACTAGCATATGACCCTAGACTTGTGGGGCTATAAGTAGTAATACTTGTAGATAAAAACTCTGTTAAAAGGGCGAAGTTTAATATAAAGAATAAACTGATAAGAAATTCTAAGTCCATATTATGGATAGTGATAACCCCTTGCTAAATTCTATGAAAACATAGATAAAAGCCTAACGACTATCGAAAGGATAGCTATTAACTTAATAATAGTGAATAACCAAGTAGAGTACACTTAAATGTGGAAAAGCAGAGTATCTAAATATAGTTATTTAGATAATGATATAGTCTAAACCCCTTAATAAAATATCGGGAAACCGAGGGTATTAATAATTGGCACATGATTACGATAATTCGGCAGTCTCAGCCGGAGAATATGTCTATGATGAACAGGTAGGTTGGAAATTAATAATTCAGAATTGTGTTACTTTAGTAGATTTAGGGAAAAAGAAAAAAACTCCTATGAGAACACCAGAACAGATAAAAGAAATAAAACAAATGTTATTAAATTATAATGGAAAAGGATTTGCAGATTATGAAAATATAGATGGATTAATGATAGATGCTGGTTCTGGTGGAGGTGGAGCACTTATAAGTGATTATTTTATGGAGGATTGGAAAGATGAACAAGGAATACAACATAGGGGATTAATTGATAAAGAAGTTTGTGCTGAACATGTTAATCAGTATCCCAATGCTGTTGATAAATTAAAATTAATATCACCTAAAAAGTACAGAACAGAAATGTATGATGATTTTATAGAATTATTAAATTTAGGATTAATTGAATTCACAGATACTTATGATATGAAAGGGTATTTAAACTTACCACAAGAAGGAAAAGAAATAGAAGAAATCGACGAAGAAACTGGTGAAAAGAAAAAGGTTAAATCTATTGATTTCAAGGAATACAACCTTTCTTGGGATGAAGAATTAGCATTAAAGCAAATAGATATTGCAAAAGAAGAGCTAATTGCAACTAGAAGGTTAGGAGATAATATAAATTATAAGTATGACTTATCACCTGATAAAAAAAGTAAAATGCATGATGATAGAGCTTATACTTTTGTAATGTTAGCATGGCATTTGAAAAATTTAAGAAGAGATGGAATAGTTAATAAAAAGGTAGAACAAACAGATTGGTCAACAGCCCCAACATTTGTATCCTCGATAAACTTTGACCGAATATGAACAAATTAAAAAAATCAAAATAAAGCAAGAAAGGAGGAATCCACTTGACAAAAAAACAATCCACAGAAACTCCCCTCCCACAACCACAAAAAATTGATTTAACAATACCTATATTAGCAGAAGGAGAAGCTAAACAAGTATCTAATATTGGTGGAAATTATATCTTGTCAGATATAGAAACATCTACTAGTAAAGATTATTTTGATGCTAATTATATACAACAAGCTACATATGATGCACAAAGATTAAGTCATATATATAGTACTGTATTAGATAAAAATACATCATCTTATGTTACAACTATGGATGAATTATCTTCATTAGCACAGAATACTCAAACTAGTATAGATAAAATAAAAAAAATAAATGGGATAGTTAAATATTACATAAATAAAGAAGATTTAATTGGTAGAGTAGTTGAGACTATAGAAAATAATATAAATACGAATTATAAAATTGATTATCCATCTCCTAACGGTAAAAAAGGAACTAAACTTAAAAAAGAACAAAAGATGGAAGATGAATTAAAAGTAGTAATAGAAAAATTCAATAAGCAAATAAATATACCTAAATTAATAGCTGATAATGCAGTCATTACATATACAGAAGGTAATTTTATATTCTATTTAATGGGGGATAGTGAGAATGGATATTCTATAGTAAATTATCCTATGGATATTACTGAAATCACACCTATGAAAATAGATGATGATAATGTTGTATCTTTTAATGTAACTGAATTATCTGTAAGATTACAAGAAAGTAGAACTAAATACGGTAGATTAAAAACTAATAAACTTATTGATATTGAGAAAACAATAGAAGATGAAGTTAAAAGAAGTTATCCTACTGAAATATATGATGCATATAAAGGAAAAGACCAATACGCCTTATTAAATCCACAGAAAGTAGGATTGAATAGAATAAATTACTTAAAGGGATTATACGGATTAACACCTATTTTTAAAGCATTGTGTCCTCAATTAATGTTGGAAACAGTTGATAAAAGTGATCAAAAAGTATTAATACAAAAGACTAAAAAGATTTATTTACAATTAACTGAAAAAGAATTAATGGAAAAACCAAATGCTATTAATATGATAGGTCATGCACATGTGAGCTTACTTGAAGCCATGTCTAAAGATACTATTATATATACTGCTGATCCACAAGTTCAGGATTTGAAATTAATAGAACCTAAAACAGAATTAACAGATGAAAAAACTAAATCAGGCTATAAATTGAGAATACTTGAAGCATTGGGTATATCATTTATTAGTTCAGAAGGTTCTAAATCTATAACCACTACTAAAATAAATTATGATGAGTTATTAAAAATGGTCAATAGAATGACTAAGAATTTAGAGCCAATACTCAATAAATATTATCAATTAATATGTGAAGAAAATGGATTTCCTATAGAATACGCACCGACTATTACAATACAATCTACAAAATTATTAGACTTAGATAATATTTTGAAAGTTGCAGATATTATGTTTTCAAAAATTGGTTTGAGTTATTCTACTGTATTAAATACATTAGGATTAGATTATGAAGTAGAAAAAAAAAATAGAATAAAAGAAAATGATGAAGGTGCAGATACAGAAGTATTTATCCCACATGCAAATTCATATACTTCAAATTCCAACGATTTAATAAATGATAGTAAAAACACCGATTCAACTACTAATAAGAACAATAGTAAAAAAAATGAAAATGTAGATAAGCAAGAATCAGACCAATCACGTAAAGAAGCACTAAAGGTATAATTTGAAAGGTGGTGATATAGAAAATGAGTAATGAAAATTTATTTAAAATAAATGGTACTTTAATTTCAGTTGCAGAACAAGAATCTGACCCTTCTAGAAAGGTAGCTAAGTTCTTATTGTGTCCTTTGGATGAAGCAAATGTGAATGGAAAAGGAATAAAAGAGTCTGATTTGAGTGAAGAAGAAATGAATACATTAATGGGACAACCATTAGTTACAAAAGTAATCTTTGATGAAAAAACAAAAGAATATAATTTCTCAGGACATTTAATGACAAAGAAATGGAAGTATGATAAAGATGGTAACTTAGTAAAATTTAGTGATTTTACATCTACAAGTCCAATTGGATATCATACTTCAGTTTCCATAGAAGACATTGAATTTGGAGATATAACAAAAAGATGTTTGGTTGCAGAAGTTATATTATGGACTCGTTATTATAGGGCAATGGAGGTCATAGAACGACTAGGAACAGAATTGCATACTAGTTGGGAATTATCTTATAGTGAAACATATAAAGAAGATGGAACAGATTGGTTAAAAGGAATACTATTTTTAGCTAACTGTGTTTTAGGTTCTAATGTGAATCCTGCATATAAAAATGCTGGATTATTGGAATGTGCTGAAGAAGTATTAATAGAAGAACAGGAAAATGAGTTCACAGAAGCATTTATAAATGACCTAAATGAAATAAGTCAATCAGAGAGACAAGAAAACATAGAAATAAGCATTCAGTCTGATGAAAATTCAGTTGAAAATAAATTAAATCAAAACATAGAAGAAAAAGGAGGAATTGTCGATATGGCAGAAAATAAAAACAAAACAGAAGTGTCATCTGTAACTTCAAATGACCTATATAGCAAATTAAGAGTTGCTATCAATTCTATAGATTCTAATAGATGGATTTGTATATCAAGAGTATATCCATATGAATTTAGAGCAATAGGATATGATTGGAATGCTGAATGTGAGGACGATTATATAGAATTCTCTTATACAGTAGATTCAAATGAGGTAGTTTCAATTGTGAGCGAGACACCAACAAAAATGGTATTTGTTCCAAAAACACAAAATGATGAAATACTTGCAGAACTACAGTCTCAATTAGACAATGCAAATACGTCTTTATCAGATAAGGAAACAGAACTTTCAGCCAAAGTTGATGAGATAGTAAAATTAGGAGAATCATTGAACTCGCAAAAAGATATTATTTCAGAAAAAGAAGCTATAATTTCAGAATTAGAACCATTAAAATTACAAATGGAACAAGCTGAAGCAGAAAAGAAAGAAGCTGAAATTGCAGAACAAAAAGAAAACCTAAAGAAAATGGCTTTATCAAGCAAATATTTTACTGAAGAAGAAATTGAAACTTGTGAAGCACTTAAAGAAGCAATAGAAAAACTTGACGATAAACAAATTAAATGCTTAATAGCCGAAAGAGTTGTTGAACAAGCTTCAAAGATAGAAACACCTATAAAAGAGGTAGAAATAAGCGAATTTGAAAAGAAAACTATTTCTGAGATAGAGATGTCAACAGATATTAATACAAACAACTATGAATACAAAGACGCTAGTTCTGCATTATTAAATTATGCCAGAAGAAACATTAAAAGATAATTAATAAATATTAATTATATAATAAATTAAAATAATAAAAGAAAGAAGGAATATTAATATGTATAGAAGATTACAAGTAAACGCAGGTAAAGTATTTAATGCTCAAAACACAGTAAAGGTTGATATGAAAAGGGGGACTTTTGTAAACGAGAGTTACGATTCCGCTAACAAAATTACTACATTAATAAAAGCAGTTGCAGATGCAAATGTTTTAGGAATTTTAACAAGAGATGTAGTTGTTGATGTTGATGTAGCAATGGGTGTTCCAGTTTCAAATTATGCTACAACTCAAGACCTTATCAAAGCTGGTGAATTTGCTGGTGTTGAAACAATTCAAAAAGGGGAAAGATATGCTACAGAAATTTTTGCTTCTGCTTTAGTTGATGCCGATGTAGTTGAAGGTTCTCTATTAACTGTAGTAAATGGAGAATTAGCAAAAGGAACAACTGGTTCTGCTTTTTATAGCCTTGGTTGGGTTTATGACGCAGGACACAAATTATTAGGATTCAGATTAGTTTAATAAATTAAAATAATAAAAGAAAGAAGGAATAAAAAAATGAACAGAAATATAGAATTAAGCGAACAAGAAATAGAAAGAAAATATAAAAGTGGTGAAGCATATCAATGGGCTAAAAATGTATATGCTAAAAATGTATTACATGAAAAAGATATAGTATTATCAGAAGACGAAGAAGCATTTTCTCAAGTAATCAACAACACTGTTAATGATGCTTGGAAATATGGAAACACACAAGCTAGAGAGATGATATCTCAAGTAATTGTAGATATCATTGAACCAGTTGTATTTGGCGTACCAAATGAAGTATTAACTCAATTCTTAACAGATAAGGGTTCTTATGGCGAATTTGATATGGTTAGAATCAGAAAATCACCAAAGAACACATTAGTTGCTAGACAAGTTGCTAACAGAACAGGTAACGTAGACAAATCTTATTTAGATATTGCAGAAGGTAATACAATGGAAACAGTTTTACAAATTGAAACTGAAATCCCAATGTCTAATTTAAGAAGAGATGGTGCTACCGGAGTTGCTACTTTAGCTATGTATGCTATTGAAGAATTCGATAGACAAAAATTCAAATCAATACTATCTTATGTTGATAAGTTAATAGTTGGTGGAAGTCAAGTATTTGGTGTTACTGGAACTTGGACGGCAGGTGCTTCTCAAAGTTTAACTGATTATACATATGATAATGCAGTTTCAGGAAAAGAACCATTAATTGTTGGACTTTCTAACAGAATAAGAGAAATGTGTAGAGCCGTTGGTTCTGATTTTTACTCTGAAACAATGAAAGGAACATTAAATGACTTATCAATGTTACAAACATTAGGTGGTTGTAGATTAGTTCCAGTTTTAAAAGGAAAGAAAACAGGAGATGACAAGACACTGTTACCAGAAGATAGAGTATTCGGTTTCTCTGGAACAATTGGAGAAATGTACACTAAAGGACAAATGATTACTAGAACAACTGAAGAAAACAATGGAGAAAAGATTTCATTCAAATTCTCTGGTGTTGAATTTGGTATCTGTGTAACTGATACTCAATATGTTTCTAAAATAACTATTTCTTAGTTATAACATTAGGGCATGTATTAATTTACATGCCCTTCTAAATAAAATAAATAAATTAAAATTCAAGGAGAGATAAAATATGGAAATGATAAAAGATACTGATTATGTTGAAGTATACCACGATTATGATTATAAAACATACATAGCAAGTGAAAACCCATTAGATGCAGGATATGAATTGCCACCTAAGATTGATGGTGAACCTTATTATGTATCTGTATTATGGAAAGATATTATGAAAGCTAATATGAAATCAGACAATTTTAAAAATCAAGCTATTAGATTTTCACCAAGTATTGAAGAACAAGTCTATAAACAATTAAGAATAGACGTTAATAAAGACAAGAACTCTTATTCAAGAGATGAAATAGAAAGAATGATATTACAACCAAACGATACAATTTTAAAGAAAATAACACAAATAGATAAATTAGCAACAATTGATGCTTTCTTATCTCTATTAGTATATTTGAAAAATACTAATAAATATCTTATTGCTGAAAAAGTAGAACTATATATAAGAGCAAGAAAAGAAGAAATAGAAGAAGGTATAAGAAAGTCAGAATTAGAAGTTGACGAAACTGAAAATATTGAATTAGCAGTAGTTCCAGAAAGCGAAAATGTTGAATTAGTAGAAGCGTCTAATGAAGAAGTAAAGGAAGCTAAAATAGCTAAAAAGACTACTACACCTAAAAAATAATAAGGGAGATATATAAATCTTCCTTTAATAAATTATAGAAAGGAATGATTATCTTGACCCCTTATTCAAAAGTAATAGATAGATTTGAACGTAAAATAAAAGAATATAAAGAATTTTTTTGTTATGAAAATGTTACTGACGAACAATTTATAGAGATTACAAATAGAAGAGAAATGGGATTATTAGAAGATGCAATAAGTGAATTACAGTTGGTTGTATCTATTTCTCAGAATGTAAATTTTTTAGACAAAGATGATAATTTAGAAGCATTTAATTTTGATTTAGTACCAATCGAAGAAGATTTAATTAGTGATTATATGGTTGTAAAGATGTTCGATGAAGGAATAGTAAGACTAAAACAATATCAGAAATATTTTGGTGATGATATAAAAATGCCCAATTCTAATACAGAAAGGACTACTTATTTAAAAGTTGCTGAATATAGACAAGCACAAATTGATAAAAAAGTTGCTAGTTATAACAGTAAGGACAGAAAAACTGGTAGTCATTTAATGGCATATTGATATGAAGAAAGAAGATTTACAATATTATAGAATAATAAATAAAATTTCTGAAAATCAATCTTGTAAAGAATCATATATTTCTGAAATGTCTCAAGACTACAACAAGGCAAGAGAAAATGCTATATACAGATTTGATGTATTAATAAATTCAATTGATGCAAAAGATGTATTTATAAATGAATTAGAAACTTCAATCAAAGGAGTTATCGACATCTCAAGGAAACAAACTGCTGATACTGAAATGGAAGAAAGATTGCAAGTATATCCTAATCTAATTAAGCGAGGCGATTATGTTAAGTTCAAAGTCAATGATACTGATACTCTTAGAACATATCTTATTAAATCTAAAATAGATAAGAAAAATGGATATGATGAAGGAATATTTGAGGAATGTAATTATAATGTGAAGTTTATTTCAAGTAATGAATTAAATAAAATTATGGCAATTGTATCTAATAATACAAAATATACATTAGGGATTAAATCTTTAGTTTCAGGTATTATTGAAGCAAATGGAATGTTTGGATTAATAATGTCAGATAATTCAATATCACAAAAAATAAGTTTAGGACAAAGATTTATAATTAACAAACAGGCTTGGAAGGCGACTCAAACGGACAGAGTGACGGTACCGGGAATATTAATAGTTTTATTAGGTGAGTCTAATATTAATGTAGAGACAGATGATGTAGTAAATGAAATAGCAGATGCTCTTACGCATAATTATACAATTGCATTAAATTCAACATCACAATCAATAGTTGAAAACGGCACATATGAAATCAATCCAATAGTTAAAGATAATGGAAAAGAAGTAGATAATTCTAATGTTACATATTTATCAAGTAATCCTGAAATAGCTACAATTGACTCAAAAGGTTTAGTTACTGCTTTAAAAACAGGAACTTGTATTATAACTTGTAGTATTGGAACTGAAAAAATTGATTTATCGTTAAGTGTAATTGCTAAGACAACAATACCTGTAATAAATTATACAACAAGTTGGACAAATAATAATGGAAGTTTATTAAAGTTAATGAGTTCTACAACTACCTCAATAGTTAAGACAGTTGATGGTATAGCTGATAATTCTTTAGTTGTTAATTACAATTTTGATTCAATAGGGCAAAGTTTAATATCACAAAAGAAATTAACTATAACAAAAGTTTCAGATACAAGTTTTACAATTAAGAATACTAATACCAGTGTTGTTACAAATATTAGTATAGATTTAATTGATTCTAGTAATGGAACTATCATTGAGACTAAAAATATTCAATTAAAAGGAGTGAGTTAAAGTATGAAAATAAATATTTTAATAACTCCTAATAAATTAAAAGCCAATAAAAACGTAATTTTAAATGGACAAGTAATTAATTTAATTAAGTAAAGGAGGGTAATAAGTATGACATTAGATGATTTAGAAACAATTAACAATTTTCAAGTATTTGAAGATTTCATTCGTGAATTTATAATTTTAGATACTGACTTATTTAAAATGATTTATTATCCTCAAAAAAATCCGTTAATTCAAGCAGATGAGGAAAATCCTTATAAAATATTTGAAGAAAGTGAAAGTAATGAGCATGGGGTAGTCTTATTTGGTGCGAAAAATAATGAAATTTTGAATACTTCTAATATTGTTATTTTGATAGATTTTGAACAAACTCCTAAAGGAAATTTACAAGAATATAATACAGTATATATTATAATTCGTACAATTCTAAAAGGAGATGTGCAAAAATTAGGTAATGGATTAGATAGAGCATTTATAATTGATAAACTTATCGAAAATCAATTAGATAGGTCTACTTTGACAGGATTGGGTGAAATAAAAAAGACAAGTTTTAAACCACTTCCATTGAATGAGCAGAATCAAGGTTATATAGCTATGTATAAGGCAACATCATTTGCTTATGATTTTTTGAACAATAAGAATATACAAAAGAAATATTTTGGTGGTGAATATAATGAATAGCGATTACTTAAAATTTCAGTTGAATAGGGGACTGGATATTATATTTAAAGATAAGAACCATCAACAAATTAAAGTTAAACAATCTAGAATTTCTGATATTGATGAAATAGGATTGCTAACTTATTTAACTTTAACTTATATCTTTAGAATTCAAAAAGAACAGTTGAAATTATATGAAGATATTCAAGATCAATTGAAAAGCAAATCACTATTTGAATCTATTGTAATACATGAAAATATATTAAATAGCAAAAAAGATTTTAACATTTCGGAATCAATGGTTATGTTACTAATACAATCATTGGCTTTCTTTTTAGATATTAAAGATTTTAATAGGATTGGAGTTTCTAATAATGTAGACGCTATAATTGTTTATGATTTTAAAGAACTTGAAGGACAAGTATATAAAGTTCCTATATTTGAATTAAATAATGATAACTTTGAAGAATTTAGTGAATTAATAAGAACGATAACTTGTACAGATGTAATTCAAGAAGAAAAAGAAGAAATGGATATGTTAGAACATTATGACGATGAAGAACTACAGAGACTTCTAGAAGAACAATATAGAATATACAAAGAAGATAAGAAAAAGGAAGAAAATGAAAATAAAATAACTATTGATGAAGTTATAGCTTCAGTTTGTATGAGTGAGAATAGTAAATATAATTTTACTAATATTTCAGATTTAACAATTTGGCAACTTAACTTCTATTTTAATTTCTTGTTAGAAAAAGAAAATATTGAGATAGTTAAATCTCAATTTACTTCTGGAAATTATAACTTTGAAAAAGCTCCAGACTTAAATTGGATTAAGAAAACTAAAATTAAATTAACAAAATGTAAAAAATTATTAAATGAATAAATTAAGTTCCTATAATTTCCATAGGAACTTTTTTATTATATAAAAATGTAAAATTTAAGGAGGAATATTAATGGCAACTATTAATGAAAGATTTGGTATTTTAAATGCGAGTCAAGTAAAATTGAGAAATAGAACAACAAATAAATTATTACTTAAGATACCACAAGCAAACAAATGTACATTTGAATACAAAACTACGGATAAATCAGCAAAGGAACAAGGTATAGAAAAACTATTTTGGTCAACAACACCAGTAGCAACCTACAAAATGGAAACTGAAACTATATCTTTTGCTCAACTTGCAGAAGCATTAGGTAGTGATGGATTAGTATTAAATACTGAAAATGAATCTTACTATAAGGAAGAAGTATTTGTAGTAACAACAGATGGAACTTTAGTTCTTAATTTAAAATCTGAACCTATGAATGGAACAGTGATTAATTTTAATAAATTATCACTTGGTGGAGAATTAGACATATCACTAGTTGGTGTAGTAGATGCTACTGATAAAAAGAAATTTACTATTACTAATTCAGAGTTAAGAATTGGGGATAAAGTTGAAGTAAATTATACAGAAGTTTTATCAGCAGGACAAGTTTATACATTTAAAGTATATGGTAATAAACAAGTAGATGCTAAAGAACTACAAGCAACCGTATTAAGAAAAAATGTTGCTACAAATAAAATAGAATTAATGGATATGATTATTCCAAATGTAGTTATTCAATCTGGTGTAACATTATCATTTGACGCTGAAAACCCATCAAAATTTGAACTGAATTTCAAAGTACTTGGAGATCCGTTTAATACTGATGATGAAGGTAATCCATTATTCTGTGAATTTAAAGCAAAAGCACCAAAAATTCCTGTAACTCCAATTGCTGATTTAGCAGGAGTATCAAATGTATCAACAAAAATTGATTTAACATTTACAGCACCAACTTCTTCAACATCAGTAGTATTAATGTATAAATTAAGTACAGATAGTACTTATAGTGCAGTGGCTACTAGTGGAACAACTGGGGTAAGAATAGCTTCTCCATTAACTGATACAAGTACTTCAACTCAAGTATTAGGGCTAACGGCTTCAACATCTTACAATTTAAAAATTGTAGTAACAGGTGGTATTCATGAAGGTGAATCTAATCTTGTAACAATTGTAACTATACCCTAGTAATCCTACTAATATAGTAGGTCAATCAATACTAGGAGAAATGATTGTTGGATAAAAATATAATCCAATATATTGTTGATTGACAAAAGAATAAATTAAATGAATATTAAGAATGAGTATCTATATGGTACTCATCTATTAGTATTATAACAAATAAATTAAAACAATATATAAGGGAAGTGAATATATAAATGGACTTTAATTCAATAGGAGAAATGTATGCTGAATTAGAAAAACAAATTAAAACGGATTTGATGATAGAAGCACAAAAAATACATTTGGCAATTCAAGATTATATTATATCAGATATATACCAAACGTATAGTCCAAAATTCTATGACAGAACAGGAACTCTTTTAAATAGTATTGAAGTATCTCCTGTTAAGAAAAATGGAGATGAATATACTATTGAGATATATGTAAAAGATGAATTACATGATATAGCTTTTTGGGAAACAGGTGAACAAAGAACATTGACCGAAATACTAGAATATTTTGCTGAAGGGCATGGATATGGTCGAGGTGGAATTAAATTAAATCCAATGCAATCAGTATGGGAAAATGAGTGTAAAGATGTAATTAATAATCTTTTAGACTATCTTAAAAGGCGTGGTTTTGATTTTACATAATAAGAAAATAAATTGTTCATTTTATTGCAATATAAATTATTTAAACAAATTAAAAGAAATAGTATTGACTTTATTTTTAAAATGGAGTAATATTACATTAAAGATAATTTAATGTATAAATAAATAAAGTCAATACATAATTTGAAAAACGTATATTTTAATGATGTTCTCCGACATCAAAATTTATTTAATGTATGTATGAGTAGTTATGACTAGGGGTAGCTCCCTTAGTCAGATTATTCTAATTAAATAAATAATGGGGAATATGATTAAAATGTATGTGAAATTAATACATACATTAAATAAATTAAAATAAAAAGGAGATGTTTCATTATGGAACAAAATAAAATTATTAAACTATTTACAGATGAAAAAGTAGAAGTAAAGGAACGAGAATTCACAAAAATTTTAGGTGGTTTTTCAGAAACAAGTCCCGTAATTACTGATAAACAAATCGGAGATTTACTTGGATATGCAAAAGGTGCTAGGCAGGTTAGAGATCAAGTTAATAGTAATTTACAACATTTTACGAGAGATGATATTATTGATTTACAACGTGGAGATGGGAGCGACACGTTTGCTGAAGTATTGAAAACACTAGGCTACGCAAAACAATCTATAACACAAGCTAAAAATATTTATGTGTTTTCTGAAGCAGGTTTTCTATTATATTTAAAGTTTGCCGAAGGTGATAAATCAGTAGAATTATACAAAGATTTTATTGAAGACTACTTTAAAACAAAAGCTGAGAATATAGTAATGGAAAAGACATTAGAAGAAACTAAGCAAGCACTAATTGATGAAAGAAAATACATATTAGGTAGTGTTATTTTTGAAACTGATACAACTAAGAAAATGCAACTGTTACAAAGAGATAAAAAATTAGAAGAACAAATAAATGAAATAGAAAAGACTTTAGCTAAGGAAGAATTAATGGAACAATTAAAAGATAAATTAGCTATTGCATATGCATTTGAACAATCTAATAAAGAATATAGTATTGGTACATTTGCTAGATTCTTAAATATTAAGAATTTCGGACAAAATAAATTATTTGAATGGATGAGAGATAGCGAAATATTAATGAAAAACAATGAGCCATATCAAAGATTTATGAATAATTTTCATGTTATACCAGTTAAGAAAAATAAATTTACTGGTAGTAAAACTTTGATTAAAGCAAATGGAGTATCATACATAGTAAAGAGATTAATAAAAGATGGTAAAATTCAATCTAAAACTTACGAGGAAATTATAAATGATATCAATGAAAATTTACAATCAGAAGCTAGTTAGAAATAAATTAATATAAATAAAAATAAATGACTACATAGAAATGGACTAAATTAAATATGAATAAAATTATTAGACTAGATACTAAAAAGGTATTCTAGTCTTTTTATGTAGAAATTACAAAGGAATTATTGACTCTATCCGAAAATAGTATTATTATATATCTATAACCAATACATGAAAATAATGGTATGGAATAATAATACTAAGGGGATGAATAATTATGAATAAAATCTTTAAAAAGTTTATTGTAATGGGAATAATAGCTAGTTCGATAAGTATATTGCCTTTGACAGGAGCAAGTGCAGAGTGGAAACAAGACTCTAAAGGTTGGTGGAATACTGAAGGAAGTTCATGGTCAGTAGGTTGGAAGCAAATCGATTCTAAATGGTACTATTTTGGACAAGACGGTTATATGGCACATGATACTATTGTTGATGGATATAAAATTGATAATAATGGAGTATGGATTCAAAATAACACTGTAAACAATACAACAGAAACAAGTACAAATGTTTCGAATACGGCTAACAGTAATAATAGTTCTAATACTAATTTAACTAATAACATAGATAATAGTACAAGTAGTAATTCAAGCGTTACATTAAATAATACTGGTGTGATTAATGCTAATACAACTAATAATGTTGCTGTTGATAACACTAGTAAAGAAGAAAAAGATTATTATAAAGAATTGAAGAAAAGTCAACAAAATGCACAAGATGATTTAAAAGCATATTATCAAAAACAATTAAATCAAGCTAAAGATGATTTAGCAGAAGCGAAAAAAGGATTAGATAATGTTAAAAGTCAATTAACTATTAAGACATTAGCAAAACAATCGGATGGAACTTGGCAATATGTACCTTCTGTCGATACTTCAAAAGTTGCTCAATATGAAAAGAAAGTGAAAACTTATCAAGATTTAGTTGATTATTATGGGAAATTAGTTAAATAATTATAAACTTAAAAGACTTTAGAGATTATTAAATTAATTCTAAGGTCTTTTATTTTTATATAAGTAAAGTAAATAAAATGTGTTGACAGATAATAGTAAAAGAGTATAATAGAAATTGTAAAGAAGTTAAAACTAAATTATATAAATGTTTCATGCGATAAGATGCTTAGTTCCAGTAAGTATCTTATTTTTTTATATGTAAAAAGAACTTTCTATATTGCTTCATTACCACCTCACATGAGTTCCAGTCACGCTTTTTAACTCCACAATATTTACTCGTTCTTATTTCCAACTATTAAATTTTTCTATTTGTTATTTAATTATTGGGATATGTATATTTAAAACTGATGCTATCATATTAAAAAGTCCACCTAAGAAGATAAGTACTGATTTCAACAATTCGTTATCTATAGTAAATTTCTTGCAATGTTTCATGCCATCGCCTCCCTCCCAATTAGGAATATTCGAGATGGCAATATAATTATAACATTGTATGGAAGTAATTACAATTTAATGGAAAATAAATTTATTGTAAATAAGTATAGAATTGTGATATAATGGAGATAATAAAAAGAAAAAGCCTAGCGTTGAAGCACTAAGCTATTTCTATAAACAATATCACGTTTTTAAAGTTTTCAAAGGACTATTGAATTGATATGTAAATGAATACTAAATCACTGAATTAGCACTACTTAGTGGGGGGTGCTTTTTTCAGTTGTCTCAAAATAAAAATCTTTGTAATGAATTTTAACTAGGTTTTCGGAATTTAGTGCTTTATATAAAATTAATATAATACCTAATAATTCAATTACTTTAATAATAAAATCAAACATATCCAATAGCAACACCTCCTAGAATTATATTTTCAATAATCCTTTGAGGTAGGAAACGTAATCAACCACCGATCCACCATATCGGCATTAAAACAAATTAATATAAAATAAATTAATACTAAAAGGAGAGAATTAAAAATGTTATATATAAAACTATAACTATAGTTAATTTCTTTTAGTACAAAATTAGTATACCATATATTTGTAAAAATGGATATAGTTAAATAAATATATTTGTTTATAAAATATGTAAATATTGTAACATTCCCTTACAAATGGTATAATTAGAAAAATACTATTTAATAGGGGTTGGATAATAATGAATAAAATCTTTAAAAAGTTTATATCAATAGGAATAATAGCAAGTTCAATAAGTATATTACCTTTAACTGGGGCAAGTGCAGAATGGAAACAAGACACTAAAGGTTGGTGGAATGCTGAGGACAGTTCGTGGTCTAAAGGTTGGAAACAAATAGATGGCAAATGGTATTATTTTGGGCAAGACGGGTATATGGCTCATGATACCATAGTTGATGGATTTAAAATTGATAATAATGGAGTATGGATTCAAAATAACACTGTAAATAATACAACTGAAACAAGTACAAATGTTTCGAATACTGCTAATAGTAATAATAGTTCTAATACTAATTTAACTAGCAATGTAGATAATAGTACAAGTAGTAATGCAAGTGTAACATTAAATAATACTGGTGTGATTAATGCAAATACAACTAATAATGTAGCCGTAGATAATGTAAGTAAAGAAGAAAAAGATTATTATAAAGCATTGAAGAAAATCCAAGAAACTAATCAACAAAATGCTCAAAATGCCCAAGATAATTTAAAGGCATATTATCAAAAACAATTAAAACAAGCAAAAGATGATTTAGCAGAAGCACAAAAAGAATTGAATAATGTCAAAGGGCAATTAACTAATAAGACATTAGTTAAACAAGCAGATGGAACATGGCAATACGTATATGTTGCAGATACTCAAAAAGTTGCACAGTATGAAAAGAAAGTGAAATCTTGTCAAGATAATGTTGATTATTATGAAAAATTAGCTAAATAATTCTAAATTGATTAAGACTTTAGATATGAATGTCTAAGGTCTTTTATTGTTGTGGGAAGTTGTAAAATATGTAAGACTAGAATTTTGAGTTCTAGTCTTTTTCCAATTCGTACTTTTCATCATCTAAAAATTGTATTCCTGTTTTTAATGGTTTATAATTTTTATTTAAATATTCAAATATTTCAACTAAAGATTTATTTAATTCTTCATTTTTCAATATTATTGAAAGCATCATTAAATTGTTGTCAGTATTTTTATTCAAAGGATTAGCTAATGCAAATATGTTAGAAATAAATCCTTCAAACAAATTTATATCCATATGACCACGTTTTAATTGTGTTATTATTCCAGAATCAACCTTTGTCTTAGGAATCCATGCTAATTCACAATCTAATATATCAGCTAAGGCTTTTACCTCGGTATATCTAACTGTATCTCTATTCAATTTATTAGTAAAAGCATTTGTAGTAGTAGATATTCCATAATTATTTAACTTATCAATTATTTCGAAATATTTTAAATCACTATTGAATATATATTCTTTTAATTCTGTTTTTGTAGAGTTTTTATTCATAAAAATCATCTCCTTACATTTATATTATAGCACTAAGTGTCAATTGATACAAATATAAAAAATAATTACTAATACGTTGACAAGGTAACTAATGAGTGATATTATAAATACATAAGGTTGGTAAACAAAACCAATCTAATAAAAATAAGGCAATAACAAAAGTAGTTATCACCTAGTATATCGCAAATATTAGTATAACACATGTTAGAGTCTAATTCAAGGGAGATGTTGTATTATGGAAAATTTTATGCAAACAGGTTTGAAAAGAGAAGCAATAATTGAGAACAATGAAGTGAGCAAGTACATTAAAGAACTGCATAAAGAATACGATTGGTTTTGTCAGTTTTACGAAATAGAAGATGTAGATTTTATAGGTAATTATGAATTGTTCTTATCTTGTGGACATGTAGAATGGAATATTGATAGGCAAAATTTTTATTCCATTAAAGAAAATCAATTATATAATTTCTTTAGAAGATTAAAAACTGGTATTTATAGAAGTATTTTAGTTAATGATAAAGAAGTATTAATTGATGATGATAACCTTACAGATTGTTTGTATAAAACTTTAGTTGAAAAAATAGAAAACTCAAGTATTGTTATGGGTTGTGACTCCTTAAAAGTCATACATATATATGGAGAAATAAGTGAACTAAAAGGATATGATGAAATGTCATATTTTGAAATATTTACAAGACAATTTTTAAATAATGAATGTGGTGAAGATTTTGGATTGATTGTTAAAAACGATCCTTATCAAAATGAGTTTAAGGATACTCAGTTTAAAGATGTTGATGACTATTATAAGAGATGTAGTAATATAGTATTTGCTGAATATGTAGAAGAAAACAAATCAATGAATGGCAATGCTATTAGAGTTCAGTATAAAGGACGAGATGGACAAGTATTGAGTGAGATATGGCAACCGATATAAAATTAAATATTGTTTAAATGAATAAATATGGTATAATTAGAGTATAATAAAAGAAAAAGGACGATTGCTCGTCCTATGTATCTCAGCCAGATGTAGGCTCTAATTTAAGTATTCGGCTCTTTACTTCAGAATATTTATAATTAGAGTCTTTATTATGTCTTGGTTAACACCATTTACAATAGCTTTAGATATCGAGTCTAATGCTAAAATAAACAATATAACTTTCCAAAGGCTTAATCCATTCTTTTTAACTGAAACTGGTTTAGTTTCGTAATCCAAATGAATACGTCTCTCTTTCATCAAAATCACCTCCTCCAAAGTATTTTACCTTAAAAATAACTTATTATATCTAAGATAAAATACTTTGGATTATGGTCGTTAGAACCATGAAAGACTACGTGATTTACTATATTGTTATAGATATTAATCTAATGTTTTAAGGTTTAATTTTGGACATGATTTGTTCAAATTCATTTTTCATAACATTTCATTTTTAACCCTTTATCTATTTTAATACAGTGAATACATTATACCATAAATTTGAAAATATAGATATTATTATTTTAATGAATTGATATTATAGGAATTGAAGAAAAGAAATTTAGAGATAACTTTATGCATACATAACGGAATTTGAGGATAAAATTAATATAATTATTGAATTAAATGGTGAAAGACAAGAATATATTTTGGAAATAGCTTAATTAATTTAATGGTTATTTAGAGTTGATTATAGGCAGAAATGCTTTATAATATAGATATGGAAGAAATAGATGTGGAATAAGGTTCGAAACTTATATTACATTGAACGGGCTATCTCCAATTAGCTTTTCTTCCTTTTTATTAATATTGGAGAAATAAATTAAATTATATTGGAGGAATTTAGGATGAACATAGGTAACTTAGAAGTATATGGAATTATATATAAAGTTGAAAATTTAGTTAATGGAAAAGTTTATATTGGACAAACTACAGAAGATAAAGGATTTGATGGACGATATTGTAGAAAAGGAGAAGATGTAGAAAGAGTTTATAAACAGAATAAAAGATTAAAAGAGTTAGGATTAAGTTATAATAAACATTTATTAAGTTCTATAGAAAAGTATGGTTTTGATAATTTTAAAGTAGATAAAGAACTTGATTATGCCTTTAGTCGCAATGAATTAAATATAAAAGAACAATGTTGGATAAGTATTTTTAACAGTTTTAATAATGGATATAATAATAATCATGGAGGAGCTGGGAATTCAGGATATGAAGGGCTAAAAGGAATAGATAATCCTATGAGTAGAGAAGTTGTACAATTATCTTTAGAAGGAATTTTTATAAAAACGTGGGACTGTATGGAATATGTTTCTCAAGCATTAAATATAAATAAAGCACATATATGTGGAGTATGTAATAATACTTATGGAAGAAAATCAACTGGTGGTTATATGTTTATGTATAAAGAAGATTATCAAAAACTAACTAATAAGGATACTATACATTATAATAACGAAATTGGAGAATATAACAAAGAACCAGTTATGCAATTAGATTTGAACGGTAAATTTATTCAAGAATTTAACTCTATTTCAGAAGCTAGTAGATTAGTAAATGGAGCAACAATAGCAAAGATATCTAAGTGTTGTAAAAAAGAGAGAAAGTCGAATGGTGGTTTCATATGGATATATAAAAAAGATTATTCTGATAACAACACGTATTCATGGAATGGCATACACAACGGAAAATCAAAAGAAGTTATACAATTATCTCTGAATGGTGATTTTATAAGTGAATATTCTTCTATTACTGAAGCTTCTAAATTTGTAAAAAATACATCAGTAAGTAAAATATCAAAATGTTGTAATGGAAATTCAAAATCTCATGCAAGTTATATATGGGTATTTAAAAATGATTATAATAAAGACATCAATTATAAGTTAGATACAAAACATACTGGAAAATCTAAAAAAATAATTAAATTATCATTGAATGGAGATTTTTTAAATGAATATGATTCAGCAAAAGAAGCCGAAGAAAGTAATAATATATCAAGAAAAGCGATAACTAAATGTTGTAGTGGAAAAAGTAAAACATCAGGAGGATATATTTGGAAATATAAAGAAGATTATAATAAAATAGCAATATAAAATGATTGGAATAATTATCTAACATATGGTATATTATACTATAAGAGGTGATTATACTATGGGATTAAATCAAATTATTTTTTTGTTAATTATTTTAATTGTTATAAGTTGTATTATATGGCAATTATTTAAAAGTAGACAGTTATTTTTAGCAGGATTTATATTAAATTCTAATTCATATATATTATATTTATTTTCTTTAATAGTTCCGTTAGTAGGAATTATAGTTGGTTCTATAAAGATTAGCAAAGATGATAATTATAATAGAAATGTAGGGATTAATTGTATAATATTAAGCATAGTATCAACTATTATAGGGATAATAATTATTACAAAATAGGAATATGAAAATAATATAATAATTTAGATAAGACTTAGTAAATCTAGGTCTTTTTATTATGTAAAAAATAAAGGAGAAATGTATAAATGGGAATTTTAGAAAAACACCAAAAGTCAAATATTAGATATTCAAATAAAGATATAACATTTTTTGAACCTACTGATGAACAATTAAAAGAAGTAAAAGAAATCATTGAAAATAACATTACAATGATAAATGAACTAACAGTAAATCAAGAATTAGATACAAAAAGTATAAGATTTATTATTCGTGAATTAACCAACATTGGTGCAGAAATAGACGAATTTACAGATGAAGAATTATTAAATAAATTAAATGATGGTGATAGAATTTTAAAACTTTTATTAAGAGAAGTGCAAAAATTTGTTAATGAAGTAGTAGATGACATATTAGATGAACAAATTGAAAATGTAAAAGCTTTTAATACCTTAATTAATATTTTAAATAGTAAGCAAGATATTAAAATATTAGAAACAAAAGTAAATAAATTCTTTAAAAGGAATAAAATAAACATGAAATTTGAGGAATTGAAAGATTTTAAAAATAATCCAGAAAAAGCACAAGAATTAATAAATAAATTAAATATAAAAACTAAGTAAAGAAGTGCCAAATAATCGGTACTTCTTTTATTTTTGAAATGAAAGGAGAAAAGATTATAAATGGCAGGACAATATAAAAATTCAATTAGCTTAGGTATAAAATTACAACCTACTAGTGAGGTACAAATAGAATTAAAAACTGCAATAGAACAATTGAATAAAAATTCCAGTATAGATTTAAAAATAGATACAACACAAATAAATCAATCTTTAAAAGATTTTTCAAGTACTTTAATGAATGTTGGAGATCAATTAAAATCACATTTTAATATGCATGGTGTAAGTGATGAGATTGATATGTTACAAAAAAAGATTACAAAAGTCAAAGGAAGTTCCTTAGATATTGGAGATGGTTCAAAGGGATTTGATGAACTTCAACAACGTGCTAAGGTAATTAGGGAAACTGTTGATGAATTAGCTAAAATCAGTTTTAATACAACAAAAAGTGGTTCAGTTAAAGACGCAAGTATTACGTATACTGATAATATGGGAAAACTTGTAACCGAAACGATGAAATGGAAAAATGTTTCTGGAGATGCTGAAAATGAAGTTAAAAGAGTATTTACTACTACTAATATAGCAGTTAGTGAAAATATTAAAACATTAGAAAATTATAAGCAAAAAC